AAGCTTCCGCTTTCACAAGTTACCCCTGAGGAATTAGCTTTCCTTAGGGGGCAACAATCAATTATAACTAAACTTGTAGAACTACAAGGACAAGATTTCGAGGATGAATAAATATGGGTGGATTATTTAGTCCAAAGATGCCCAAGCCTCTGCCTCTTCCTGCACGTGCTATTACTGCTGTTACTAAAACACCAGACATAGAATTTGCTGATACTGATTTAGCTTCAAGTATGTTAGGAAAAGCGAAGAGAGGCAAGAAGGCTCTTAGAACAGAACTACTAGATCAGATGTCAGCACAAGTAAGTAGTGCAGCCTCTGGTTTACAGATACCAAGGGGTGGTCAGTAGTATGGGCTGGTGGAAAAAAGCAAAGAAAAAACTAAAGAAAACTGTTAAGAAAGCAGTTAAAACTGTTACAAAACCAGTAAGTGGCTTAGGTGGCAGCGCCTTCAGTAGGCTTGCTAGTAAAGTCTTAAAAATACCTAAGACTGTTGCAAAAGTACCTAAGGCTGTAGTTAAAGAAGTCTCACCAATAGCCAAGGCAGCTTTAAAGATACCAAAGGCTGTGTATAAAGAAGCCAAACCAATAATTAAAACTATAGGTAAAGTTCCAGGCGCTGTAGTAGACGTAGCTGAAGACGTAGGTAAAACAGTTATTAAAGCAGCCGAAGATGTAGGCAAGGCAGCAGTTAGCCTAGTTGCTCCTAAGACTCCTAAGGTTCCAACACAAGTTCAGGCAGCACGCACAGCAGCGCCAAGAGAACAGGACGAGGAACTACAAACAGTTATTGAGACTGCTGGTGCCGCTAAAAAGCGTAGACGTAGAGGCAAGAGAGGCCTCGTAGTACAACCAGCCGCAGCAAACGTAGGCGGTACTGGTGCCTCAGGCTTAAACATTCCGAGAGGATAGTTAAATGGAACAAGATGTAGGAACAGTAGCAAAACGCTACAGTCAACTAGAGAGTGAGCGTGATACGTTCCTCGAACGTGGACGTGAAGCAGCAAAGCTAACTATCCCTACTCTTCTGCCAGACGAAGGACATAGTGGGTCAACCATCTATGCTACACCGTATCAAGGCATTGGAGCAAGGGGTGTAAACAACCTTGCGTCTAAATTGCTTCTTGCTCTGCTGCCCCCTAATAGTCCCTTCTTCCGTCTTACGATTGATGACTTTGATCTGCAAGCTATAGCAGGTGAAAATCGTGGACAGGTTGAGGAGGGGCTAGCACGTATTGAACGTGCGGCAATGCAGGAAATTGAAAGCAAGGCTATTCGTGTCCCTGTCTTCGAGGCACTCAAGCTGCTTATCGTAACAGGTAATGCGCTTGTGTACATGCCTAAAGAAGGCGGCATGAAAGTATTTAGACCTGACCGCTATTGCATTAAGCGTGATGCGATGGGCAACCTACTGGAAATCATCACTAAGGAAAGCGTATCACCCCTAATGCTTCCTGAGGAAGTCAAGGCTATTATACCTCCTAGTGATACACCAGTAAGGAATTATGATTTATACACGCATGTAAAAGCAACGTCTAAGGGGTTTGAAGTACGACAGGAAGTAGCAGGAATAGAAGTTCCTAAGTCACGTGGTACATTCAAGAAAGACAATAGCCCCTTCATTCCATTACGTTTTATACGTATTGATGGCGAAGACTATGGTAGGGGATTCATTGAGGAATACATTGGAGACCTCCGTAGTCTAGAGGCACTAACTCAGGCTATCGTACAAGGCAGCGCAGCATCTGCCAAAGTACTATTCCTAGTACGTCCAAATGGTTCAACCAAAAGTAGAGACTTAGCCAAGGCTCCTAACGGGGCGTTCCTAAACGGGGATGCTAATGACGTTTCAACTCTACAAGTACAGAAAGCAGGTGATTTCCGAGTATCTCTGGAGACGATGCGTATGATTAACGATAGGCTTTCAGCAGCCTTTCTGTTAAATTCGTCTGTACAGCGTACCGCTGAACGTGTTACTGCCGAAGAAATTCGGTTCATGGCACAGGAATTGGAGACTGCCCTTGGTGGTGTGTACTCAATTCTATCTCAAGAATTTCAATTACCACTTATCAATCTTCTCTTGGAGACACTTACCAAACAGGGTAAGATGCCACGTATGCCTAAGGACAGTGTTAAACCTACTGTTGTTACTGGTATCGAGGCACTAGGTAGAGGTCAAGACCTAAATAAACTCGCAACATTCCTACAGTATCTTCAGCCACTAGGCCCAGAAGTTATTGCAAATGAGATGAATTTAGGAGATTACATTGACCGTCTTGCCGCATCTCTTGGCATAGATACATCTGGTCTGATTAAATCAGAACAGCAAAAAGCACAAGAACAGATGATGGCACAACAAATGCAACAGCAACAAATGTTAGAACAGGGAGCGATGGGTATGGCACAGAGTGCTGCACCACAACTCGCTAAAGCAGCCGTAGAGGAATAATATGGTAGATAGTGTTAATACTTATCAGGAACCAGAGCCTGAGCCTCAGGAACATGTTCAAGAAATGTTGAACAAGGAGTTAAACCCTCAGGATGTAGATCGTCCTGAGTGGCTCCCTGAGAAATTTAAAACAGTAGAGGATATGGCGAAAGCCTATTCTCAACTAGAAAGCAGACTAGGCCAAGGTAATACAGAAGAAACAGCAAATGCTGAGGATGCCGCTGAAGACACTGAGCTTACGGGGCAGGAGACAGCAGAAGAAGTTGCTGAGTTACTTGATAGTAATGGTCTAGACTTTAATACTTTTCTAGAAGAGTATGCTGAAACAGGTGAATTATCTGCTGATGCATATGCTGCACTAGAAGAGATTGGCCTATCTGAAAGCATGGTTGACTCATGGATTGAAGGTCAAAATGCTATAGCCGCTCAGACGACAGCAGAGATGCAATCCATTGTCGGAGGAGATGAAGCATATACAGATATGGTTACATGGGCCGCAGAGAACCTTCCACCAGAGGAGGTTGAGGCTTATAATGCAACAATGGAGACGCAAGACGCTAATATTATTAGGTTTGCTATCCAAGGTCTTTATTCACGTTATCGTTCTGAGGCAGAACCTAGCCTTATGCAAGGCGGCACAGGCGCTGTATCCACAGGTGGGAAGTTTGAAAGCACTGCGGAACTCACTGCTGCAATGAGTGACCCCAGATACGCCAAAGACCCTGCCTACAGGCAAACGGTGGCTGATAAATTAGCTAAATCTAGCCTGTTCTAATTGTTGCACTGGAGTAGGGGGTTCGTCCCCCTCTCCTTCTAAGCACATCTTTCGAGGTGTTCTTAGAAGGGGCAACCCTATTCTCAAAGTTACTGATGTCAATTACCCCTGACCCCTTGCGAGGGACAATCTGTTGGAGAAAGCGTAGTAAAGTTGAGGCACACTTTTAACTAAACCAAACGAGGTAATAAAATGGCACAAGCCGCTTCCAACCCTGCTTACACTGTAAGCTTCCAGGGTCAAAATAACCTCTCAGGTGATGTTCGTGACCTCTTTCTTAAGCTGTATGCTGGGGAAGTCCTGACCGCCTTTGAGGAAAAGAAAGTCCTTATGGACAAAGTGCGTACTCGCACAATTTCAAAAGGTAAGTCTGCATCATTCCCAATGACAGGCCGTGCAACCGCCGAATACTTAACACCAGGGAACGAAATCACTGGTGGCAACATTCGTGCAGGTGAGCGTATTGTCACGATTGATGACTTACTTATCTCAAGCCAGTTCATTGCGAACATTGACGAAGCAATCAACCACTACGATGTACGTAGCATCTACTCTAAAGAAGCTGGTATTGCGTTGGCTAACGAAGCTGACCGTAACGTAGCTCGTATGTTGGTTAAGGCTGCACTGTCAACAAACGCTACTCGTGCTGCTGGTCTTATCCAAGACTACAAGGCCTTCTCTGAAGAAGACTTTACTAACAACGTCACCATTGGTACGGCTGCTGCTGATGCACTAGACCCAGCCAAACTCGCCAAAGCAATCTTTGACGCTCGTAAAGAGATGGAAGTTAAGAACGTACCTACTGAGGGTGCCGTTGTTGTTCTTGCTCCAGATCAATACTATGCACTGTTAGACGTGTCTGACGGCAACAAGCTGGTTTACATGAACCGTGACTTTGGTGGTGCTGGTGCAATCGCTGGTGGTGTAGTACCACAGATTGCTGGTATGCCAGTCATCATGTCAAACCACGCTAACGTATCTAACCTATACGCCAGCCTTGTCACCGCTAATGCTAACGAAGGTAAGACTTCTGACAATCAGCCTTTGGCAAATACTGCTGGTTC